AAGCAATTGTGACATGAACTCCGAGTCAACTGCTTCTCCGTCAGCCCCCACGGACTGGCCCGTATCGGCTTTGGCCCCAGCAACCCAGTTTGCTGGAATCATTGCCTCAGCACCCAGCGCCTTTGCGCGCTTGATGATGTGGCGCTTGGCGGCAGACTTATCCTTGGCGCGACCAAAAGCCTGAATCGCGTTCGACAAGTCCTCCTTGTTGCCAATTGGATAAGAGCCATCTGGAAGGGCAGTTCCCTCCTTGGCCATGCTTGTTCGCTGTTCGTCTGTGAAGGCGCGCTTCAATGCAATTTCTGCAGCCTCTGCTTCGATGTCTTGTGCATCCTCTTCCTCGTACTTGTCGTAGCCAAGGACTTCGCCATCAAGAGAAACGAACACGTCATATGACTTACCGTCAATGCCGTCGATTTCAACTGCGTATGCGTCAAACCCTTCGAACACATCTGGCTCAACAGCCACAACGTTGCCCTCAATCGACTTGACTGCGATTTCGGCGGCGTCGTTGAAGTCGATGAGCATCATCTCGTCAACAAGCGACTTCTGCTCAAACGCACTTCCGTCCAACTTGTGCCAGCCCAATACTTCTGCACTGGTTCCGTCAACGAACACCTCAACGGCGCGACCATCCTTGGCCTCAACGTCAACGACAAACATGTCGGCTTCTGCTGAATAGCCAGAGTCCAAAACCTTGCCGTCAAACATGTCTTCCGCAATACCTTCAACATGAAGCAGACCTGGCATACCCTTTTCGGCCATGCATCCGCCGACGCAGTCGTCACAAACTGGCTGACCACCTGGGTAAACCTTACGGTCAATTGCGCACAGGTAACCACGAGCGCCAACATCGGCTGTTTTGTAGCCCATGTTTCTTAGACGACGAGATTTCATTTCCTCAAGTTCGGAACTCTCTTCCTCTTCCTCTTCCTCTTCCTCTTCCTCTTCGTCTTCGTCCTCGTCCTCGTCCTGCATCATGGTCTTGGCATCAATGTCGTCTTCCTCGCCGTCATCCTCGTCCGCATCCTCTTCGACCGCGTCTTCGTCATCTTCGTCTTCGGCATCAACCATTTCTTCCTGGTCGTCCATTTCCTCGTCGTCATCCATCGGCATGGCCTTCATCTGAACGGGCATGGCGCCGCACTTTGCGCAAACCTTGGCGCCCATGCTGTAGCCGCAGCCCTCTGCGTCAGCACCCTTGGCGCACTTCAAAACGGAGCCGTCGGTGTCCAACTTAACCACTGCGTTCTTGTCGTAATCCATTGTGATGGCTCCTTATGTGTTGCGAGACGACAATACCACAGGCACCCGTCTTGCGTTGTATTTCTTAAAATTCGTTTTCACAAATTATACTTCACAGACTTATTCGGTGGTGAAATCTATTACAAATCACTTGTCAGTCCGCGGGCGAACCGCTTTTATCTATAAACGTTGACATTGCTGCTGACGAGACAGCCTCAAGCAGTTCCGCAAAAATTTCTGCTCTGCTGCCTACGCTTCCGCCTTTTCCAGCAGTCATTTGTCTATCAATTACCGCCATAACTGCGTCAAGAATTTTGTCTGCTTCATCGGCTGTAATTTTGATTGAACCTACGTTCGTTCTCTTGGAGCCAGGCGTAAATGCGCCAGCCTTATATTTAGAGATTTTTTGTTGCAAAAGCGTCAAACCATCTTTTATGGCAGATGTTTCTGCTTTATCTATTTCTCTCCTTAGTGACGTATCGATACCCCTCCACCATGTCGACTCTTTAATTATTTCCGTTCTTGGCGTTTTGTCTCCTCCGCCGCCAGAGCGCAACCCCCCGCTGGTTTTTCTTCTTGCCAGTGTTGTTTGAAATTGTCGAGCCTCATTCACTACTGTGTTCAAGTCCCTTCGCCTGACCCCAGAACCGCCACTTCTTAGCAAATTTGGATTCCTGTTTACACTGAAGTTGGTTACCTCATCAGCCCCATCATCTCCGCCACCATATTCATCAAAGTCATACCCAGAATCTTCCGCCCTGATACCAGACCTTCCAGCACGGCCAATGAGGTCCCTTTCGGCATCAAGGTCTGACTCTCTGTCCTCCCATTCACTGATGTGTTCGGACAATCTGCCAGAAACAGTTTTCAAGCCTTGAATCAACTGTTGTTCAGCATTGCTAAGGGTTGTGACAACTTCTAGTTCATCTTCTTCTTTGCCAGTTTCTTTATTTATCTTTCTTCGCTTGTTGATTTTTTCAATCAAGTCTGGGTCGGTGAGTGTCGCAATAAGCGCTTCAATTTTGTCTCGTGCCTCACTTAGTGATTCAAGCGTTGGAACATCATCCTCGTCAGCAATCAACACATCAACATCATCAAGGCCATCGCTGATTAAATCCTCAACAGTCTTATTAACCCTTCCTTTTGCTGATTGCGCGTCCAGAAATGTTCTGATTTTGTCCGAATCTCTAGTTATTTTTTCCGCTGTTCGCTTGTGTGCAATCGTGTCTGGTCTATCTGGGTCAGACTGGAATTCGCGAGGCTCGCGCTTTTCGTCTTTTGCCTTTCTTGCCGCCGCCGCTTCTCGCATCTTGCGGCGTTTTTCTTCGACCTTGGCCTTTTCTTTTTCTTCTCTTTCTATGGTCTGTTCCCATACGCGTCGTGGCGCCGCCGCTCTTTCCGCGCGGTCCTCACTCGCCGCTTGCCTGCGCTCCCTAAGATTTTCAGCAGGGTCCTCTTCCTCAAGGGACTGCTCAATCGCGTCATTGGTTATTTGCTCGACCGTTTTTCGCCATGCCTCTTGTTTGGGCCGCAAACCTATCAACGCTTCCTCATTGGTCCCTTCATTTCCAGCGCCATCTGGCTTGCTGTTGAGCCATTTCAGTTTTTCATCACCAGACATCTTGTACCAATCAAATGGCAAAAATTCTTTTTCAATAAAATCGTCTACGTTCAACTTTCCGTCGCGCCTACCCCCGAGCCGTGGAAGGGGCTTACTGGAGCCAACAATGTTTGTCCGTCTGCCCTGCGCTGTTCCCTGCCTTGCAGAGGTGCCACCAAGACCGCCCTTGGCACGCTTGTCGATATTTCTTCTTTCATAACGCTTATTGGTCAAAACATCTTTGATTATGTCAGTTGGCGTTCTGCCCTTTGTTCCAGGTTTTTTGCCGCCATGCTTTTCAAAACTTGGTTGCAATTTTTCAAATTCTGCTTTTGCGCCATCAAGCAAACTTTCGCCGTCTGGTCCGAAAAGTTGCGGTTGAAGTTGTTCGCCAACTTTCTTGGCATTCTTTATCGAATCTCTCAACTTTGTTATTGGATTGTCTTCGGTCAATTGATTTTCACTGATTACGTTGTCCAAAACCTCAAGAATCTTTATTTTTTCTGTTCTGGTAAAATTAATTTCCAAACGAGGAACTTCGTCCCCAGTCAATGCATCAGTGACTTCCTTGGGCTTTTTGCCGCTAGAACGAAGAAACGAAACTTGCCTATAGACAGATTGTGCGCGATTTGGGTCTGGTTGCTCCATCCATGTGCCATCAAAGATGAGTCCGTCGCCATCAAAGTCACGACGTTTTCTGGGGTCTAGTACCCCTTCGATTCTGGCTAGCGCGGCCCTGCCGCGCCTAACTTTTCCCCCGCCACCAAGACTCCTGCCAATTCTTCCGAGGAGTGATTTGGTCGCATTTTCCACCGCCTCGTAAGCATCTCCACTCAGTGGCGACGCGATTACGATGCCATCTTCCGTAACGTATGTTTCAATTCTGTGATAATCAAACACTGGGTCAAGGGCTTGTTTTGTCTCAAAGGCGTCCTGTGGCTTACATGGAATCATCAACTCTGATTTTTCGGAGCGGTGTTGATTGACCAAACCCTGCAGAGAGCCGATAATCCCCGAAAGTTGCTCAACGAAATCTGGCTGCTCCGACAGTTGTTCGGTCAATGATTTTTCATCATCCAGATTAAAAAACCCAGTGGCTGCTGCATCATTCCCATACTTAACTGGAATGATTGGCCCTGATGTAGATGGCTTGCCCTGAACCGCAGGGAAATTTGGAATTCTTGGCATTCCTGGACCTGAGGTTGGGCGACCAGAACTTGGGGAGACGACCATCATCGTCGCGCCCATTTTCTCGGGTTTGCCAAACATATACTGTTCGCCGTCAAAGTAATAACCAAGACGGAAAACTCCCCTGCCTGGCTTCATGAAAACAACCGAACTTTCGTTTGCTTTCATAATTTTCACTGGGCCGCCAGTTCTTGTGGCAAGTTCTCTTTCGAGCGCTGCGGTTCTATCGCTGTCTGCTGGCTGCGCAACACCTTGCGCAAATGGGTCAACTGGACCTTTTGGCTTTTCTATGACGGCAACCGCTGAACCGCCGCCCACCATGTGCATCATATGATTTTTTTCTTCCTCTGTTTTTACAGAGATTGTTCCAGTAAGTTGATTTGCGCCGTGAAGGACAGGGCTCAGTTCGTACAACTCAACTTCACGCAGAATGTTTGCCTGTCTGCCATTGTCATATATCGCATCAAGCGTCTTGTAGCCAATCGACCACTCTTGCTCTTCTCCAAAAAACGCGACATTGGTAAACGCTTCTCGACCCTTTTCCGAATTCAGATTGAATTGCACTTTGGCATATAGTCCACCGATGCCAGCAAGTTTCATCTTTTGTGGAAGCCGTGGGTCATTTGGCGGAACTTCATAAATTTCTAGGACTTTGCCAATTGGGTCATTCCAGTTGTGGCCCCAGACAACTCTTGGCTTTCTGCGGACTAGGCTCTTTGCGAACGCGCCAGAAACGACAATGTCGCCGACGGAGTCCTTATTGCCTATCCCAGCGACGAAGCACTCCACTATTCCTTGTGCTTGGTCAATATTGAACTGTCCAGAGTTGGACTTAAATTTGATATCTTCCATCAAAAATCCTTTTTGCCATAGCAATAATAAACGACAATGGACCGACTCATTGAAAGTATTTGGTCATTATGTAAAGAATACAGAAATTAGTTTGCGAACATCCACGCTCGTCGGGCTTCGTTACTCGATATCTCGTTCACCGACTTGGCCAAGATGTTTGAAAATATGGCCACACAACTCGACTTGAAGATAATGCTGCGCTGCTCTGCGTCTTTTACGTTGAGACTGGTCACATAGGCGGAGTTAAGTGCGTTATAAGTTGACTCATTAACTTCCCTAAATCTCTGCATCTGCGCACCAAGTTGTGCCACCACATCGGATTGGTCAAGGGTCTTTTCTGAGTACTCGGAACTATCTGAAATGATGGTGGAGAGAACTGGCCTGATGTCTTCCTCAAACTGCCTGTCCCAGACTTCGGTATTAAAAATCATGTCAATTGCAAGACTGCCGTTTTGTAGAGCCTTCTTGGCCTTCGCGCCATTTGTTTTTTCAAGAGTAACTCTCTGTTGGCGTTCGATGGTTCTTTCCAAGGCTCGATTAAGAATCGCGGACCATCGCTGAAGCGAGACGTTGTCCTCTTTGGTTTCGATGAGACCAAACGCCTCGGCGGACAATTGCTGACCTGGCGGTAATGCTGTGTTTTCCATTCCAGGCTGCGGTTCTGCGGCTGGCATCCCAGCGGCTTCTGGCGGCAATTGACCTCCTGGTGGAACACCCTCTTGGGCGAGCGCGCCAGCCATCGTATTGGGGTCGAGCGGGCTCGCGGTTGGGTCAACTGGCGCCCCACCTTGTGGTGGCATCCCTGGAACACCAGGCGGCATACCTGGCATTCCTGGCATTCCTGCTTGTGGTTGCTGTTCCATTTTCTTTTCAGTGTTGGCGATTGGCGTAAGGTTTGGATTCATCAACAAAGAATCAGCAAGGTCACTTTCGA